TCCTAATCGACACGTTAGCATATAATTCATACGTTACTGCCTATAACACTAACATGGCAGTGAACGAATCGTTCATTGATAGTGCGACATTAAGAGAGAATGTCGTATCTTTAGCAAGAAATATTGGATATGTCCCCAGATCGAAGAAAGCAGCAACCGCAAGAATCACTTTTGGTGCATCTGTTAACGCTAGATCGGTTGTATTGAAGAAAGGTGTTGTTGCACTGGGTGGTGCGAACAATGCAAACTACATTTTCTCGATTCCAGAGGACATTACAGCAACTCCGAACTCCTCAGGACTCGTAACATTTAACAATATTGAGATTTTAGAAGGAAATTTACTGAAAAAGACGTTTTTGGTGAATGATTCCCAACCTGATGCAAAATATATCCTACCAAATAGTAATATTGACACATCTACCATCCGTGTTCGGACGATTGGAACTGCAATAGAGGAATATACACCATATACAAACATTTTTAACGTCGATGCTGAGACTCGTTTGTATCTTGTGCAGGAAATTGCGGATGAAAAATACCAAATTCTCTTTGGAGACAATATTTTAGGTAAAAGACCTCCCAATGGAAGCACAATTGAGGTTACCTATATTGAAACAACTGGTGAGGCAGCAAATGGCGCAAGCAATTTCACATTCTCTGGTCAATTAGTTGCAAAAAGTGAAGGAAAAGACAGAAATGTAACAAATAACATCTCCGCCATAACGACCCTACAAGCAGCAGAACAGGGTGATGAGATAGAAAGTATTGATACCATTAAATACCTTGCTCCTAGGGTCTATGCATCACAGTACAGAGCGGTCACTGCTAATGATTACTCTAGTCTGATACCTTTTCTGTATCCTAATGTTGAATCTGTCTCTGCATACGGTGGTGAAGAACTGGATCCTCCAGAATACGGTAAAGTTTTTATCACAATCAAACCTAAAAATGGTGATTTCCTTTCTGATGTGGCAAAGAACACAATTAAGAACAAATTAAAGGAATACACTATTGCTGGTATCAGACAAGAGTTCATAGATCTTAAATATCTGTATGTGGAGTACGATAGTACTGTCTCATATGACCCAGGAACTGTTACAAGCACTGAAGACTTGTACAGTAGAGTCACAAATGCAATTGTAAGTTATTCTAAGTCAACTGATATCAATTCTTTCGGTGGAAGACTGAAGTATAGTAAACTCCTTCGTCAAATTGATAATGTTGATACTGGAATTACTTCAAACATCACTAATCTTGTGATGAGAAGGAATTTGGTTCCTGCATATGACCAACTTGCAAATTATGAACTCTGTTATGCAAACAAATTCCATGCTGAGGTGGAAGGTTTCAATATTAGGTCATCTGGATTTAGAATTTCTGGTATTGACGGAACTCTTTTCCTGACTGATGTCCCTGATACCAGTATTACTATTCCAGGAAGACCTGCTCAGGTTGCACCAACGACTGGATCAATGTCAGTCATCAAATTTAATGAAAGTAATGAGATTATTACTGTTATTGAAGATGCAGGATCTGTTGATTACGTAAAAGGTGAGATTATCCTCTTTCCAATCAATATTTCATCGACTTCACTACCAAATCGAATTGAAATTGGAGTCACACCCGAATCAAATGATATTGTCGCAAAAGAGAACCTTTATATCATCCTAGATACTACAGGAAAAAGTGTTTTAACACTTAAAGAAGATTTAGTTACTTCTGGGTCAAGTAGATCTGGTACAAACTACGTTCCTCCTTCAAGTTACACTAGCAGCACGAAATTTACTCGATAAGAAATGTCAGATAGTAAAGTAAAAATCTCCAATATTCTGGAAAGTCAACTTCCAGAATTCATTTTAGATGACAATCCGCTCTTCAAAGACTTTTTAGAGCAATACTATCTGTCTCAGGAAAGTGAGTACGGAACAGTAAGTCTTGGCGAAAATATTGCAGATTTAAAGAATATTGATAGTTTTGTAAATCTTAAATTTACACAAACTACACCAAAACTGACTAAATTCATTTCAAATGATGCTGACATCATTGAGGTTACTAATCATTTAGGATTTTTACCAAAAAATGGAATTGTAAAGATCAATAATGAGATTTTTACGTATACTGGTAAAACTTCGTATGCTCAGAAGGTAATTCAATTTGATCCGGTTGCTAATACCCTCAAACTGTCATCTACTGTTGGTTTAGATTCGTTCAGAGCACAGACTATCATTTTTGATACGTCATTTTCAAGTGTTGTTGCTGGAAGAACGTATTATGTCACTGAAGTTATAGATTCCAGCACTATTACAATTTCTGATAACGAAGAGGCACTTGATGATGTACTTATTCTAGAAGATACAAACCCATTAGGTACAACTCTTCCCACTATTACTAGTTTTGCCTTTACTGGATGTATCAGAGGGTTTTCTGGTATCGATGATGTCAGTAGTGGTGAGTTTTTAAACTTTAATGTTAGTAAGTCGGAGTTTCACGATGAGGGAACACCTCTTACTAATCTTGGTTTAGTATTCTTAGCAGAATTTTTTAGGAAGTATAAAAAGTTATTCTTACCAGGGATTGAGGACAGACAGTTCCAAAGCGTCAATATTGATAACATTCTTTCAAGGGCAAGAGACTTTTACAGTTCAAAGGGAACTGACACTTCATTAAAAATTCTCTTCAGTGTTCTTTTTGGAAAGTTTATTGAGGTCATAAAACCATTTGATAATACAATTCAGGCATCGGCTGCTAACTTTTCGGTTTCAGATGTTATCGTTGTCGAAACTATCAGTGGAGACTCAACTAAACTAGGAGAAACGACGATACTACAAGGATCAACCGATACTCCAACTGCAAAGGGTGTTGTATCAAGAGTTGAACCTGTACTCTTGAATGGAAAGTATTATTACAAGTTATTCTTCCCCAAAGGTGCGATTGAAAATACATTCAATACTAGTAAGAAAACTAAAGTCATAGGTCTTGGTGCTTCAACTTCAACTCTGACTGTAGACTCCACTATTGGGTTTCCACAAAATGGTTCATTCCTCCATCCTGATAATGATGGTCTAACAGAGGTCACATATACCAGCAAGAGTGCTAACCAGTTCTTTGGATGTGTAGGACTGTCCACTACATTTTCAGAGAATGACCCTATCACTGATGGAAATTATGTTTTTGGTTATGAAGACAATGATATTAATAAATTGGTTACGATGCGAGTTGTCGGCACCATTGTGGGAGTTGCAGATAACAAACGTAATACAAGTCAGTTCAGAAAAGGAGATATACTGTATGTAAAACATCTTGGAGAGAAAGTAGATGAATCAGACGTAAGATTTAATAGATGGTTCTACAATAATGTAGTGATCACACATGTTCAGAAAATTATCGGAACATCTTCCATCGAAACTGTAGTTGATCACCATTTACATCTTGGAGATAAAGTAGATATTCTACTGAAGAATGATCGTACTGTTAAAGAAGCAAATTGCACAGTTAGCTCTATAATCAACAGAAAGCAATTTTCAGTTACTGGAAATAGTCTTCCATTTGATGTTAATACCGCATACCTTGTTAAGAAAAAACTTGACTTTGCAAGTACAAATTTCAGTAAGGAAGGTGTTTTAGCAAATATTCAGAATACCTTTGTTGATACAGAAAAGAACGCATACGTTGCATTTTCGGGACTTCCTGGTTACGACAACGTAACAGTTACTGACAGATCTAAGACATTTGGTGGTGGTGATATAAACACACTTAATGATGTGATCACTATCAATAACCACAACTTTAAAAATGGTGAACAGTTATATTATCAACCAATTTCTGGAACTTCCGGTATTTCAACAGGAACATACTTTGCTTCTATAATTGATACTAATAACATAAAATTATCATTTAGTCGTTCGTCTGTTGCTGATCAAATTTATGTTGATATTGATGAGATTGGATCAACTAGTCAGCACAAATTGACTCCATCTTCCATATTTGAAAAGAATATAGTCAATCAGAACAATTTCAAAAGAATCAATAGAATACCAAAACAAGCACTTGATCATAGTGATATTGTTGGACCAATTGGTGTTTCTCTGAATGGTGTTGAATTCCAATCGCCAATTTCAACTGATTCAATCTTTTTTGGTCAAATAGACAAAATTAATATTTTGAATTCTGGAACTGGTTATGATATTGTAAATGCACCAGAGATTGGAGTTGGAGATACTGCTGGAAGTAGTGGTGCTCTTCTTATAGGTCATTTTAAAGGAAAAGTTGAAGATGTTATTCTTACTTCTCCTGGTTTCAATTACAAAGATACTCCTATTGTAAAAATTACCGGAGGAAACGGAACAGAGGCACTTGCTGAAGCAAGAATGAGAGGATTGACTTATACTGTCACTTTTGTTGATAATGCACGAACTCAGCAATCTGACATAATCAACATACCAGGACATAGATTCTCAGATGGAGAAGAGGTTATATATTCTAGTTCAGGAACTCCCATTGGTGCTGGTAGTACTTCTGTTGGATTTACTACAACCAGACTGACATCTGGTGCAGTATATTTTATTGCGAAGGTTGATGATGATCATGTTTCACTTTCTGTTACAAAGGAAAAAGCATTATCTAAAACTGTAATTAATATGAATGCCTTTGGAAATGGCACTCATAAATTTACATCAAGAGTAAATAGAAAGATTATTGATAAAATCAATATTACAAAATCTACTGATGATTTCTCAAACAAGAGAGTGGTTGTAGACGCCGTAGCATGGCCACCAGCAAATCAAAAGGATTTGTATAGTTCTTTTGTTGGTGTTAATGTTGAATCTAATTACATCTATGCAAGGAATCATTCATTCAAAACTGGTGACAATGTAGAGTATTCATTCGATGGTACTAATATTGGTGGACTATCTGCAGCAGCAAATTATAAGGTAACTGTCCTAGATGAGAATAGATTCCTTCTGAGCGAGGCAGGAACAGCAACCACTATCAGTAGTGTAAATTTTGATAGAAAGTCATATGTAGACCTTACCAGTGTGGGTGTAGGTACTCATACATTCAAATATCCAGCAATTGCTATTACAATTGATGGTATTGTTTCTACTGGAGATACTAGCGTCACTCCTTCGTATTATAATGCTATTGGTATTCCTGTAGTTCGAGGAAGTCTTGATAATGTATTCATCAGGAATGGTGGTATTGGATATGGCGTACCCGATGTAATTAACTATCAGAGATCTATCGATGTTGAGGTTCAGACAGGAAAAGAAGCAGATATTAGATCTATTGTTGTTGGCGGAAAGTTAACTTCAGCATATATCGCAAATTCAGGTTCAAGTTATACTTCTCCCCCAACAATCAATGTTATTGGTTCAGGTAGGTTGGCAGAACTTAATCCTACTATTGTAGACGGTGCTATCACAGCAGTTGATATTGTTAATTCTGGTATTGGATATGATGAAAATACAACTATCGAAGTGATTCCATCTGGTATTGATGTAAAGTTAAATGCAGAAATTCATGAGTGGAAATTTAATAATGTCGAAAGATATAAAGAAGCACTTCAACTTGATAACTCCTCAATACCTAAAAAGGATAGACTCAATAGGGAATTAGTTCAGATTAGTTCTGGAACTAGTTTAAAGGAATCTAAGGTAGTTGGTTTTTATCCTGGAGCATTTTATCGTCAATTATTAGAAGATAACGTTGATTCCAATGGAGATGAAATTACTACAGGTTTTTCACATTCCCCAATAATTGGATGGGCGTATGATGGTAATCCAATCTATGGTCCATATGGTCATGCAATTCCACTCTTTAAAGAGGGTCAAAGCACTGGTGGAAACAAGAAAATCTTCTCAAGTTATGAAATTGATGTAGAATCTTCTGGCACACTCAGACCATCTGGATTTGTTAATGGATCTTTCACACAAGACTATCTCTATAAAGCAAGTGGAGATCTTGACGAGTATAATGGAAGATTCTGCAAAACTCCAGAATTCCCCGAAGGAACATATGCATATTTCTCCACTATAGACTTTGGTGGCAATCTTGCATATCCATATATCACAAAGTCACATTATAATCAAACTGATTCCTTCAACTATAACACTTTGAACGATCAAAGTGATTCGACTCTGAATAACGGTTCGTATAAGAGAAATGTAACTTATCTTGGGTTAAAGGATTTACATAGAGAATATACATTCTTACAAGATCCTATTTCGTCTAAGGTACAAGTCAAGGTAGATGCGACTAAATCTTCTAGAATAAATTCCGTCAATGTAATTGATTCTGGTATTAATTATAAAGTTGGAGAACAAATCAATTTCAATGAACCATCAATCGATGTAGAGATTGAGCAAGTTATAGGACAAAATATTGTTTCTATCGGAACTAGTGATACTGTACTAAAAAATACTATTTTTAGCGTGATAGGTAATGTGGTGACTGGTGTTACTACATTTCCACATGGTTTCAGTGATGGTGATATTATTGAAATTTCTGGAATTGGTTCTGCAACCTATAAAAACATTGAAGGTTTTAGAACAATTGGAGTAGGCACAGTATTAACCAACATGAAAGTTGCTGTTGGTGGTACTGCAGTAACAGGCATTAGCACTGTAATTTCACTACGTGCTTCTACATTCACAGAAAGATTTGTAGAAGATGATATTATCAAGGTTGGTGGTGAGTTAATGAAAATTGTTGGCGTTGATACCGTCAATGACAGATATAGAATTACAAGAATCGTCAATGATAGTTCTGCCAGTTCCCACTCTGTGGGAGATTTGGTAGTTAAGCAACCTGTGACGTTTAATTTCCTTCTTGATAAGAAGTTAGAAAATAAGAATTTAAGTCTCCCATACAAGCAAAACTTTGAAGTTTCTGCTGTTGGTATAGGTTCTACTTATACTTCAATTGTTGTTGGAGTTGCTGGAAGTTCAAATATCGTAGTTTCAATCCCAGAACGTGCAATCTATCTGAAAGACCATCAGTTTAAAACTGGTGATCAATTGAGTCTCGTTTCTGTTGGAGGCACACTTCGTGCTTCTACAACTGCTGCACTCTCTCCTAACTTTGATATTTCCACAACTGATCTTTTTGCAGTCAAGATAGGAACCGATTTTGTTGGAATTGCAACATCTAAAGCATTCGTTGGTATCAACTCCACTCTTTTCTTTGTCGCTGCTTCCACAGGAAAGAGTCACACATTAGCACAAGTAAAGGATAATCTTACCGGTATTGCTAAGAAGGTATCTGCTAGAGTCGAAACCAGTCTGGCACATGGAGTGCAAAAAGGAGATGACGTTAGATTACACATAACTCCTAATGAGGTCCAACAGTTTGTATTCAAATACAATCCAACTTTGAAAAAACTGGTTGTTGACCCCAAGACCTTTGCTCCTTCTGGCATCACAACTGTAACTACATCAGACATTACACTCGTAAATCATAAATTACAGACCGGTGATGTTGTTGCTTATGTAAATGCTGTTGGTGTTGCAACACCTCTTCAGAACAATAGAGAGTATCATGTTGTTAAGATAGACGATGATACGTTTAGACTTGCAGAAACAAACTTTGATGCAAGAGCATTCCCCTACCAAAACATTACTATAACTGAACAAGGACACGGAAATCATGAAGTTTCAAAGGTAAATCCAAAGTTAGACGTTATAAATGGTGGAAGATTTGCAATGAATACTGGAGATACAAGTCTCTCAGGATTTGATATCAATTTCTATAACGATAGAGAGTTCCAATCTAGATACGAATCCACTCTTATTACTAGAGATGGAATAATTGGTGATGGCAGTCCTACCACACAAATTATAGTTGATATTAACAAAAATCTTTCATCTAATTTCTATTACAGACTTGAGGGGGATGATACCAACTATACAGATACATATCCAACATCTGCAAATGAGACTGTAAGAAATTATTCTAATATTCGTATAGTAGATTCCAAGTTCAATCAGAACTATAAAGTTGCATCAATTGGAGTAGGCACTGATTACTCCTTTGGATTTACTTTGGTTGGTGCTGCTGAGACAAACTCGTATACTCGTGCAGGATACAGTACTGGATTCTATTCTACTAACTCTCCAACTGCAATTGGTGGAATTCATTCGACCAAAATTGTAAATCCCGGTATTAATATCAAGGATTTCCCAGCAATTACATCCATAGGAACTACCACAGGTATTTCTGCAGAACTAGAGTTAACTAACACAGAAATTGGTGAAATTATAGATGGGATGGTTTCGTATCCTGGTATTGAATTTTCAGAAGATAATACCATCAAACCAAAAGCGGATAGTTCTCTTGTCCTAAGACTTAGCAATACCAAAACACTGAACGGAGTTGGTATTGTTACTTCTGGAAATGATTATAATGTTCCACCAAAAGTAATTGCAATTGGAAATGATAGTATCATTACAAAAACAACACTCGTAGGTGGTTCCGTTTCAGAAGTTGAAGTTATTTCTACTGATAGTAATCTGGAAGAAAATCTTGAAATTATTGCATCTGATAACTCAAATGGAGTTGGAGTTGTTGGTGCTAATTCGTCCAACCTTGTAAATGAACTTTTACTTAGAGCACCAAACATTGGATTTGGAGTCACCAATCCCTTCCCATTTGAAATTGGAGATCAAATTTTTGTAGAAAATGTTCAGATCACTAATGGTCCTCTTGCAGATGGTTATAATTCAAGTGATTACGATTATAGGTACTTTACAGTATCTGCTCGCAATACTGCATCTGGAACTGAAAGTATCAGTTATTCAATTGCTGGTATAGGTTTTACTGGTGGAGATTATAATATTTCTCAGAATGCACAATTTGGTAGAATTGTAAAGGTAAGCGATCTAGCAACATTTGTTCCACAATTCCAATCTATAAGATTTGCAGAAGGTGAAAAAGTTGTTGACATTAATGATTCAAATACATTTGGTGTTGTAGCAAAGAATGGTTGGGATGAAGAATCGGGTATACTAAGACTGGATGAAGTTATTGGTAAATTTACTGAATCATCAGTTATTCGTGGTGTTGTGGGTAACTTTAAGGCAACTGTTTCAGAAGTAAATGAATCTGATTTAGATTTAAATGTAGGAAGTGTTTCATCTGATAATGGAATATGGACGGATGACGTTGGTAAATTGAATGATAGTCTCCAAAGACTTCATGATAATGACTATTATCAAAGATTCTCTTACAGTATTCGTGGTGAAATTGAATTAGATAAGTGGAAAGAGACAGTTGATAGTCTAGACCACACTGCTGGTTACAAGAATTTCTCAGATTTGCAGATTATTACATTACCAGAAAGGGGAGCAAGGGCAAAACAACCCGAGCAAGAACTTAACCTCAAGGTTGAACTTAATAGTAAGTCATCAGTGCATACAAGATTAAGTTATGATCTTGCATCTGAAGATACAGATTCTACAGGTCTTTCAAAAATCATCAAATTTGATTCTAAGATAATCACAGATTATAACGAATCTATAACCAATAAAGTTTTGATGATTGACGATATCAGTCCTCAGTTTAATGGTGTTGGAAACTCTGCTGGTCAACTTGTTGGTCTGAGTACTTTTGCCATATTTAATGATGGTAATTCATTACTCCACCATTCGGTCAATCCTACAACTGGTATCGGTGCTAGTACAATTACAATTACAGAGCACAATTTTAACACTGGTGAGGAACTTGTATACGATCCGACAAATGCCGGTATCAATACTGGATCTTCTCTGAGTATTACATCTCTTAATGTTCCTGGTATTGGTGTTACTACTCTCCTTCCTCAGAGAGTATTTGCAATCAGAATCAATAAGAATGAATTTAAAGTTGCTGTTGCAGCAACAGAAGCATCTAATGGAAATCATGTAACATTTACCAATACTGCTGGAATTGGTCTTACTCAATCCTTCTCAACAGAGGGTGATCTTGCAACTACTAGAAGTATAATCACGATTGATAATGTCGTTCAAAGTCCTATTGCAGTAAAACCAGTAGGAGTTGCTATCACTACGACAGAGGCAGTTGGAATTGGTTCAACTCAAATTACAGTCAGTGATGTATCAAAGATTGCAGGTAAGTCTTTACTTCGATTTGGAACTGGTGAAATCGTCAAAGTGGATCTGGTTGGAGCAGGTAATGTCCTCAATGTTCAACGTGGAACAATGGGCACTACTGCTGCAGCATATGCCGTTGGAACAGCTAGTAGCGTGGTCTCAGGCGATTATAGACTCAAGCAGGGTACACTTTATTTAAATGACGCACCATACGGACCTACAGGCATTGGATCGTTAACAACCCGGTCCTCTTTCTCAGGTAGAATATTCTATAAATTAACATACAATCAAAATTACATTTTTGATGACATCTCAGACTCATTCGATGGTACTAGCGATCAGTTCTCTATCATTAGTAGTGGTGTTGCGGTAACTGGTATCACTACCAGTCATGGTGCAGTTCTGATCAACAATATCTTCCAAAAACCATTCCTGTCACCAATTGGTTCTGTCTTAGTTGCTAATTATGAGATAGAGAAAACTGTTAGCGGAGAAGATATTAATTTCACCGGAACTGCAGTAGTTGGAGATCTTCCTCAGGGAGGCATAATCAACGAGTTTACAGTTGGAGTTGGTAGTGGTTATCAGTTCCCAACTCGTGCTATTGGTGCTGCAGTTGTAAATGGTTCTGGTGTAATCACAGGAGTCACAGTTGGTATTGGTAGCACCGGTATTCGTTCCGGTGGTTCTGGTCACATATTCCCACCAAATGTTTCAATTGCTGATTCGTTGGGTGGTGGATCTGGTGCTGCAGTAACTGCAATTATTGGAACCGCTGGAACAGTTACTGGATTTAGTGTTGTATCGGGTGGTACTGGATATACTCAGGCAAATCCACCTCAAGTATTCACAGATGAACCTGCACCATATAAAGGAATTTCACTAACTGGTAGTAGTACTGGTTCTGGTGCTGAGATGGATGTTGTTGTTGGAACTGGCGGCAGCATAGTCAGTTTCAACATGTCCAATCGTGGTATTGGATATAAAGAAGGTGATGTTCTTACACTTCAGGGTCTTCCATTCCAGGTTGGAGTTAGTACATCTAACTTCACTGTAACTGTTAAGAACAAGTATCAGGATAAGTTCTCTGGATGGACATTTGGTCAACTTCTTGAAATGGATAACTTTAGCAATCAGTTCAATGGTGCTAAAACTCAATTCCTTATCACTAGAACAGAAACTACTAAAGAATTCTATAGTATCGTTGCACAAGAAGGATCTGGTATTATTCTACAAAATAACTTCTTAGTTTTCTTGAATGACGTTCTCCAGAAACCAGGAATTAATTATGAATTCAATGGTGGTACGAGATTTAAGTTTAAGGAAGCACCAAAAGCAGGAAGTACCTTTAGAATGTACTTCTACACTGGTTCTGATCAAGACTATAGAGAAATTGATGTTGATCAAACAGTCAAAGAGGGTGATACCTTAAGACTTCAAAAAGAAGGCACATTTGGTAGTCAAGATCGAAGAACTATCTACGCATTGATTGCTGCTGATACTGTTGAGACTGAAACTTATACAGGTGTCGGTATCAGCACTGATAATGCATTCCTGAGACCAGTAGAATGGACCAAGCAAACTTCTGACCTTATTATTGATGGTCTTAGAATCTCTAAGGTAAGAAATTCCCTCGAACCACTGTATTATCCGACAACTAAAGTTATTGCTCCTGTTGGTCCTACAGACACCGCAATATATGCTGAAAATGTCTGGTCATTTGAAAATGTTGATAATCTTGGACAAACACTGAATGATATCACAGTTGTGGGTTTAGCTATCACAGATGCAACTGTTCCAATTGTTGAAAAAATTAAGGGTGTTAGTTATGATGGTGACTTTGGAGATATTAGAGATGTTACGACTGCAGCATCTGGAGTCAACTCATTACCTACAGTTACATTTGACTTCTTCCCATCTCCACAAATTTACTCCAAAACAGGAGATCCAGGCACGATTGAAAGGACTGGTATTGCTACAGGAGATTACTTCGTAGTTAGAAATACTTGTATTGGTACTGGTGTTACTTCAATCGATGGTGATGTTTCTACTATTGTTGGAAACGGAACATCTTTTATTGATAACGTTTATCGTGCTGCTCAGGTTGTTGCTATTGGCGGAACAGATACAATTCGAGTATCTACAAATGTTCTTTCTCTGGTTGGAGTTAATACTGCTATCAATCTTAAAACCTACGGATCGTTCAGTTGGGGCAAGATAAATATAGGAAGTAGAAATGGATCTCAGTTTGTATTCCAAAAAGATGATCCACTTTCTGGAATTAGTACTTCAGCACATATTTCAAGAACCACTGAATTAAAATCACAGTACTAAACACAGTATAAATAATCAAAAAATCGGACAGACATGCCTGCCATAATCACTGACCAATTTAGAATTTTGAATGCGGAGACATTTGCTAAGTCTGTGACTGGCATTGGCACGACTTCAAATTTCTATTACACCTTCTTGGCACATCCCAATCCTACTAATGTTAGCATTGAAGAATATGGTGATGTTAATTGGGCGTCAAATACTCCAGATCCAAGAGACTCTTTTGAGCAGGAGAACAGATATCACGACTCGATGCTCTTCTTGAATAAGATTGGCATTAATGACTTTGCAAGAATTGTACCTAGAATCAATTGGACTTCTGGTATAACTTATGACATGTATAGAAATGATTATGATATCACTAATGCAGCACCACAAACTAGTTCAAAGACATTATACGACTCTCGTTTTTATGTCGTAAACTCTGAATTTAAAGTTTACATCTGTATTAATAATGGCACAAGTCCAGATTTCCCAAAGGGTCAACCATCACAGAATGAACCAACTTTTGTTTCAACTGTTCCCCAAAAAGCAGGAAATGGAAGTGATGGATACCTCTGGAAGTATATTTACACAATCTCTCCTGCAGATATTGTTAAATTCACAACAGAGAAATATATGCCACTTCCCTCAAACTGGGGAGATGGTAATACTGCATCAGTAAAAAATGCTGCTGTTCGTGGAAGAGTTGAAACAGTAGTTATCAAGAACAGAGGATCAGGACATACGTCAGGAACATATTCTGTAGACATTCTAGGTGATGGAAGTGGCGGAAAGGTCTCTGTTGTTGTAGTTGATCAGCAAGTCTCTAGTGTTGAGGTTACAGCATCAGGAAAAGACTATACTAGAGGAGTAGTTAACTTTGATCCTGGTGATGGTGGAAGTGGTTCAGTAATTGAAGTTATGATTCCCCCCAAAGGGGGACATGGAGCAGATATCTATCGTGAGTTAGGTTCATATAGAGTAATGGTTTATTCTAAGTATGATTCCTCTTCTGATTTTATTTCTGAAAATTCCTTCTCAAGAATTGGTATTGTGAGAAATCCAACGGAATATGGAAGTTCAACTGCTATTCTAAATACTAATACCGCAACTTCTCTTGGTGCATTGAAATTGAAACCCGGTGGTACTAACCCTGGTATTTCAACTTCCAGCGTTGACTATCCACTAAATGGTGAGATTCGTCAATCAGTTGGTACTGCTGGATCAATTGCTGTTGGTTATGTTGCATCTTGGGATGGTGATACTGGGGTGTTGAGATACTATCAACCTGTTGGTCTATCTACCATATCCAATAATAACTTTAGAAACTTTGATTTTGAAGGCAATACAAATCCAGTGAATTGTGTTGGTATGGCAGGAACTGCTTTATTTCCTGATACTAGTTTCACAAATGTTTCTAGTGTGACGCTAAGTGGAAAGGTAATTGATTTAGGTCAAACTTTCGTTCTTGGAAAAGCAAATCCAGAAGTTGAAAAGTATTCAGGTGATATCATTTACATTGATAACAGAGCACCAATCAGTAGATCTGAATCCCAAAAAGAAGAAGTAAAAGTCGTAGTAGAGTTCTAAGAACATGACCCAGAACACCAATTTAAATGTTTCGCCTTATTTTGACGATTTTGATGAAGATAATAACTATAATAAGGTGCTGTTCAAACCTGGATTCCCAGTTCAATCCAGGGAATTAACTACGCTACAGTCTATCCTGCAAGGACAGATTGAAAAGTTCGGGCAACACTTTTTTAAGGAAGGGGCAATGATTGTTCCTGGTGGAATAATCTACGATTCAAATTATTTTGCAGTTAAGATTGATCCTACTTTCTTAGACGTTCCTGTTTCTGCATATACTTCATATCTTAAAGATAATAAAATTGAGATACAAGGTGAAACTTCTGGTGTTAAGGCAACTGTGGTCAATTGTATCACAAGTGCGGAATCGATTGATTCTGTTGATACTCTTTATATTAAATACACTTCTTCTGGATTGGATGGTGTAACACCAACATTTGCAGATGGTGAAAATCTAATTACATTAGAAGATATTAAGTATTCTTCTACTACTATTCCAGCAAATAATCCATTTGCAAGAGCTCTTGTCTCTGAAGCAACTCCTACTGGTTCTGCTGCATCTATCAGTGAAGGAGTATTTTTTGTTAGAGGATATTTTGTAAAAGTACCTGCCGGTACTGTAATCCTGGATCAGTATACAAATTCACCTAGTTATAAAGTTGGTCTCCAGATTTCTGAAGATATTGTAACTGCTTCTTCTGCAAATCCTGATTTGTTTGATAACGCTAAGGGATTTTCAAATGAATCTGCACCAGGAGCAGATAGACTTAAAATGTCTGCATCTCTTGTTAAGAAGTCACTCAAAGACAATAATGATGCTAACTTCGTAGAACTGTTGCGTGTAGAAGAAGGACTTGTTCAAAAGTTAGTTAACAAGACTGATTATAATATATTCAAGGAAGAACTCGCAAGAAGAACATATGACGAATCTGGTAATTATTACGTCAAAAAATTTGCTGTCGATGTTAGAGAAACTTTAAATGATAGACTTGGCAATAAGGGCATTTATGCTCCAGGTCAATTAACACAGAGGGGTAATACTCCTTCTGATGATCTTTTCACCCTTCAGATATCCTCAGGTAAGGCATATGTAAGGGGATATGAAATTGAAAAGATTGGATCAACTTCACTTGATAATGTGAAACCAAGAACTACGAAGAAGAAAGAAAACGTCAGTGTTCCGGTTACAATTGGAAACAATATTCAAGTAGAAAATCTTTTTGGTGCGCCAACAATTGGATTCAACAACACATACACGGTAGAACTAAGAGACCGTAGACTTGGTGATAATGGACAACTAGACAGTGCATCATCAGTTATTGGTAATGCCAGGGTTTATGATTTTGGTAAGAAAAATATAGCTGGAATTGGTACAGAGAGATTTGATTTAAGACTCTTCGATATTCAAACATTTACTACTCTGACACTTGGACTTGGTGTTACTGCTGCAAATTCTGCATTCGTTAAAGGTATATACAGTGGAGCAACTGGTCACCTTAAGGACGCAGTTTCAAATGCAACGACTCTCAATCTGCTAGATGTAACGGGTCAGTTCCAAATTAATGAACCAATTGAGATTAATGGTCTTGTTGTAGGTAGAAATATTACATCAGTCAGAGATAATGATGTCCGTGATATTAAATCAATTGGCACTACTTCATCACCTATTTTTGCTTGCAACGTTGCAATGCAGCAAACTGAAAATCTTATCGAACCTGGTTCAGCATTCCAGATCGCAGTAGACTCTGGTTCTGGTAGTGCTGTAACTTCACCATCTGTTGGAGACTTCAGAAATGTTCCTGTAAGGGTTAATGACGTTGTTCAATTCACCATACCAGGTCAAGTTCTGCCTACGTTCAATAGAGTAAGCGCAGTTGCTGCCGGTTCTCTCACCTTAGTTGGTGTTAGTAGCGTAACAGGAATTTGCACTGGTGGTACAGTAAAAGCATCCAATGGTGGTGCTCTTAATAATGTTCAAAACTTAAATGTTGTTTCTGGTATTATAGAAAAAGGAAACCGTCCAGGAAAAACGGTTAAACTTCCTAACAATACTGTTTCATCCATCAATCTTCTTGATAGTAGTTACATTATAAGAAAGCAAGCAACAGTCAATATCGGTGCAAGTCTGCAACTTAGTTTTGCTATAACTGACTTTGGTGATGATAATCTGTTCCTAGAACCGTATAATCAATTTAATTATACCTTAACTTATGCAAATGGACATAAAGAAATTATTCTTGATTCTCAGGTCACAATTTCTGGTGACCTTAAAACAATTTTAATTAAGGGACTTAGCCAAACAGGTACTAGTGCAAAACTTACTCTTACTTGCAAGAGAAGCACATTATCGTCTAAGGTAAAGACCATCGCAAGATGTACCAATTTAGTTGTATCACGATCTAGAAATGCTGGATCTGGTATTGGTTCTACAACATTCGATGATGGATTAGATTATGGAGATGGAAGTTTCCCATATGGAACAAGAGTTCAAGATGAAAGTATTTCACTAAATGTACCAGACGTTACTAGAGTTCTTGCTGTATTTGAGTCTAATGATAGTAGTGCTCCATCTCTCCCATCAATCATTGCCTCTAATCAAAGCGATACATTCTCAAATAATGTAGTAGTTGGTGAGCAGATTGTTGGTGCAAATACAGGAGCAGTTGCTCGTGTTGTTGATATTGTAAGTGGTAATCAAATAAATTTTGTATATGAGAATGACAAGTCATTCCAAATATTAGAAACAGTTTCATTCCAAAGTTCTAGTATTATTGCAAATATCAGCACTCTACTCATCGGTGACAGAAATGTAAGTAATGATTATAGTCTAGACTCTGGACAAAGACAAGAGTTCCGTGATATTGCAAGAATCAATAGATTAGCAGGTGTTGCTGAACCAACTAGACAACTGAGAATTATCTTTGACCACCTCAACACAGAGGAGAGTTCTGGTACAGTAGAATCTGTCAACAGTTACAATACTCTCGACTATTCAAAAGAGATCCCAATAACACCAGCAGGAAGGGCATCAGATTTTATCGATCTGAGACCAAAAGTCAATACATATGCTCTCAGTTCATCTGATTCACCATTTGCATTTGAATCAAGATCATTCTCAAATTCAAATTGCGAAAGTGCTGTAACCGATAAAACTCTTATTGTTGATTATTCCCATTACCTTGGAAGAATCGATAGAATATATTTAACTAAAGATGGAGAATTCTTAATTAAGAGCGGAGAACCTTCAGAGTTTCCAAAGTTACCAGTTGCTAATAGTGAAGGATTTGAAGTCGGTGTTCTTACAATGGCTCCATACATGTATGATGCCACTTTCGATAGTCAACTGAAACTTATCTCTCACAAGAGATTCACCATGAAAGATATTGGTGGTATTGAGAATAGAGTTCAGAATCTTGAGAATTATACTACACTTTCTTTACTTGAAACTGATACTAAGAACCTTTCAATTAAGGATCCCAACACTGGACTGGATAAGTTTAAGTCTGGTTTCTTTGTAGATAATTTCAGAAATCACAATGGTGCCAATCTGAGCGGTGAAGCAAGATTTGATATTGACATAAAGCGTGGTGAACTACGTCCACGTTCTACTGAGAGAAATTTCACTCTGCAGTTTGAAACAGTATCAACCGAAGCAAATCGCACAGATGCTGATTATGCTTGGGCAAATGATTTTTCTGATGTTAATGTAACTAGAAAGGGTCCTGGTCTGACTCTCAATTTTGAAGAAGTTGAGTTTATTGATCAACCACTTGCAACTAGAACTGAAAACCTGAATCCATATCATATTGCATTATATGCTGGATCAATTGATCTGTCCCCTGCTACAGACTATTGGATCGAAGAAGTTGTTCTTGCTACTCCTGATATTGTTCAGGTTGATTCTGTATTCAATGGAATGGCGGAATTGCTTGCTGTTGAAGATCGTGAGAACGGTGGAATGGCAGCAAGTTGGTGGAATTCTTCTGAATTCACCTGGAATGGTGATGATAGAGTGTTTGATAGTGAATTAGTTAACAGCACAGTAATTGGTTCTTCAGGTGGCAGTAGCACCAGCACCAGTAGTTCTCTTTCGGAATTTGTAGACGGGCTAGGTGTTCAGCAGACTACAACCACCACAACTAGTAGTTGGTCAAGCACTACTTTCAGAGATGATTTTGTAGATACTGCATTTGAAACTGGTACTGAGAGTGTATATGGTCTTGAACTCTCTTCTGGAACTGAAGAGATTAGTCTTGGAGACAGAGTTATTGGTGTTGAGACTATCCATAACTGCCGTTCCAGAAATATTCATGTAACTGGTAAGAAACTAAAACCAAATACAAAGTATTATGTCTTCATGGAAAGTGTTGACATGAATGAATTTGCATTCCCCAAGCAACTGCCAGTTACAATGATCAGAGGTGCATTTAAACCTGGTCAAATTGTTGAAAGCATTGGTTTAACTGTAGTCGGAGCACCAAGGATTAGTTTCCGTACAGCACAACATAATCATGAGATTGGTCCATTTAACGCTCCAACAACTGTAGTTGATGGACTTAGTTCTTCATATTCTGGAACTTCAAACTTTATCAATGTTGACCTTGCAGATCTTTCCAATCAAACAACACCATCACATCTTGGATACGTTACGGAGGGAATGATTCTTGTTAATACTGATGGAACTGCAGAAGCACAGATAGGTGAGATACAGTTGATGACCGATAGTAAGGGTGAGATACAATTCTCACTCCATATTCCAAATCCAGTTGTTGCTGCCAATCCTAAGTTTACTACTGGATCAAGCACAATTAGATTAACTTCATCTCCTATCAATTCTCCGGTATTAGACCCAGGCGGCAGTTCTGCTGAAACTGAGTATCTTTCATCTGGATATGTTACAAGTTATGAAGAGCAAGTTCTTTCTATTAAGACACCAGAAGTTGACAGAAGACTGGTTGAGACTTTAGATGCAATAAGACTGACGCAAGATGAAAGTTCTGTAACTAGAACAGAGTCGTCATCCTCTTCAAGTTCCAGTAGTGTTACTGGTGAATACTTTGACCCACTTGCACAATCCTTCTTAATTACTGCCGAAAATTTCAATGGAACAAATTCCGATGGTGTATATGTAACTGGTGGTGAGGTATACTTCAAGACTAAAGATCCTTCAATTCCAGTTACGGTTCAGATCAGAACCATGAGAGATGGTACTCCAACAACACTGGTTGTACCATTTGGTCAAGTTAATATTCAATCAAATGATGTTAAAATATCTGATGATGGTAGTGCAGCAACAGAATTCAAATTCGATACTCCTGTCTATCTACAAACTGGATATGAATATGCTCTGGTGCTCGTTTCACCTACAGAGAAGTATCTGGCATTCATCACTAGAATGGGTGAAGAAGATCTACTACTCAAGGCAGTTTACAATAAGCAACCATACCTTGGATCGCTGTTCAAGTCACAGAACCAGTCAACCTGGACTCCAAGTCAGTTGGAAGACCTTAAGTTCAAACTCAATAAAGCAAAGTTTGTAACCAATACTCCAGTTTCAGTATCATTCTATAATAGTGAACTACCTAGAGTTGGTATTAGAAAGAATAATCCAGTTACTGCATTCTCTAAGAGACAGTTCATTGGTATTGCAGCAACAAATAATGCATTTGGATCTGGTAATGAAATTCAACAAGGAACCAATAATGGTAAGATCTTTGCATTTGGTGGTCCATTATCAACTAAAACTTCTCCAAGCAATGAGAGTATCGCAGCACTGGTACAACCAACTGCTGGTGTTGGTCTGACCAATGGAACATACACTGGTATTGGATTCACATCACTCACTGGTTTTGGAAATTCTTGCACAGCAAGTGTTACTGTTTCTGGTGGAGCAGTTACTCAAATTCAGGTCACTAATGGTGGTGCTGGATATCAGGTTGGAGATCTTCTACTGATGAATCAACTTGGTGATACCGGAAGTGGTGTAAGAGCAACTGTTGGTGTTTCAACTAGAACTAACTTGTTAGTTGTTGATAATGTTAAGAACAATTTTGTTTCTGGAAATGCATACAACTTCTTCAATAGTAGTGGTGTTGCTAAGGCAATGACTAATATTGAGTATGTCAATAATGATCCAGTCAGAGATGGCAAGACAATGAAGTTTGACCACTTCAATCATGGTATGCACTCACCTCAAAACAAACTTAGAGTATATAATGTTGAAAGTGATATAGCCCCAACAACTCTGACTTCATCAATCAATGATGGTGACTCAGTTATTAATGTTGCAGACGGAACTGCATTTGCTACCTTTGAAGGAACAGCAGTTGGTGCTGCAAACACTGGTTATCTATTGATCGATAGCGAAATTATTGCTTACGAAACAATCTCTGGTAACGTTATTACTATTGAAAGTAGAAACTTCAATAATTCAGTCACAGGTAGTCTCCTATCAAATCATGCACAAAACACAAACGTGTTCAAGTATGAAGTCAATGGCGTATCTTTACTTAAGGTCAATAAAGTTCATGATATTGATCCAAGAGAGAGGACACTCAACAGTTACCATGTAAGTCTCACTGATTCTACTAAGACATTCTCAACAACTAAAGCAGTTGGTGGAAGTAATGTTCAATTAACCCAGAACATTCCATTTGAATACATCAAACCAAGTATCAACCTTGTCAGTCCTTCAGGAACAACTGTTTCTGCAAGAATCAAAACAACTTCTGGATCAAGTATATCTGGAACTGAAGCATCATTCACAAATGTTGGTTATGAGGGTGTTACTCTGAATCAATTGAATCGTCTTGATAGTCCAAGACTGGTCGCATCTCAGGTAAATGAAACTGAACTACTTGGTGGCGAAAAATCATTTGAACTTGAAATGCTGCTATCAACTACTGACGAGAATGTATCTCCTATGGTTGATCTTGATACGACTAATATTATCGCAGTCAGTAACCTCATTAACAATCCGGTCACTGATTTTACTGCTGACAGCAGAGTCAATATTCCTGGATTTGATCCCAATGCTGCAATTTATGAGACCAAGAGAATCAATCTTGAGTTCACTTCTAACTCAGTATTCGTTCAATTCGATGGACATAGAGTAGGAGACTCAAACATTAGAGTATTCTATAGACTGTTTAGAAATGACGAAAATGAGGTTGGTCAATCTTATATCCCATTCAATGGTGAAGGTTTATCAGATAAAGTTGTAAGTCCCAATCAATCTGAGAACGGATTTAGTGAGTATAAGTATACTGCAGAAAACACACCACAGTTTAATGGATTCCAAATCAAAATTGTTATGACTTCTCCCAAGCAATCTGAAGCTCCAAGAATTAAGAACCTTAGAGCAATTGCATTAAGGACATTTGATTCAGAAGAATGAGTAAGTATTTAAAAGTTGATTCCGATACATCCCTAATAAGGGATATGGGTTCTGGTGCTATCGTCAATACCAACAAAGGTGAGTACGATAAATTCATGAGTCTTTCCAGAAAAAAGTTTCAGGAAAAGCAGGAAATGAATAAATTAAAAGATGATGTAGAAGGTATGAAATCCGATATTGAGGAAATAAAGTCCCTTCTGCTATCCATAGCGAAAAATGATTTATAAATACCAGTAGATAGATCTAACTGACTGTAATAATGGCAGCATATGTAAGCAACATTGTAATTGATATTGGCGCAAACTTTGACCAATCATTTAACCTTGAAACTAATGCAAATGCTCCGATGAATTTATCAGGGTTTAGTGGTGCAGCAAAATTAAAGAAATCAGCAATGTCATCGACAACTGCTGCTACATTTATTGTATCTTTTCCTGATGCTGTTGCCGGACAACTAAAAATTTCTTTAGGGTCCACAATTACTTCTGCATTGAAACCTGGTAGATATTCTTATGATGTTCTATTGACTGACGCTTCCTCCATTAAAACTAGAGTTGTTGAAGGTAGTGCTATTGTTACATCTGGAGTTACCACTTAAAACATATGGCAGATATTAAAGTCAGAGTTGGATCGCAAAATGCTATTAAAGTTTTATCCTCTTTTGCTGGAGGTGGCGGAACTTTAGGTGGTTTATCTGATGTTGACATATCAGGAGTTCAGGACGGTTCTGTTCTGGTCTATAACGGGTCAACTAATAAATTTGAAGCAACTTTAGAATTAACGCCTGGAACAACCCAAAATTTAGATATCAACGGAGGAAACTTCTAAGCCATGGCAAGTATCAT